TACAGTTTCATAATATCCACATCTTACAGGAACAGAAAACCTATTATCTTTATTTTTATAGTGTTCCAGAACTTCTTTTGCAACACTTAAACCAGAGTTCGCTTGTTCTATACCATCTGTGCCTGGCGAACTGTTTACTTCTAGAAAGTATGGTTTTCCTTTGTAGGGGATAAAGTCAACTGCAACAAAATCTCCATCTACAGATTTTGCGGCTATCATACATTGTTTCATCTCATCTTCAGATAACTTGTATGGTTTTACCCCACCACCCTGTGTATAATTACTTCTAAAATCACCCTCAACAACTTCTCTTTTCATTGTTCCAATAATGGTATCACCAACTAGTACAACACGAACATCAAAGTCTGTTTTGATATATTCTTGAATAAGAATATCTGTTTCTGGGTCTTGTTTATATATCAACTGTACCAAGGAATCTAATGCACGTTTAGATTCAACAAATAGAACACCAACACCGCCTGCACCCCTAAGAGTTTTAAGGATGATAGGAAACTTGGTATCCAGTTCTTCTAGTGCAATATCTATATCATCTTCTGTGGGAACAAGAACGGTTTTTGGTTGATTTAGTTTAAAGTCCTTCATACGAACATAACTACGATATTTGTCTGCACAAATACTGATAGTAGTTCTGCTGTTAATACAAGTACAACCAATTCGTTCTAGTTCAGAAATCAGGTCGAGATGACTATCTCTTGTTGGTGTTCCTCTAACAAATACAACTGTTTCTTTAGAATTAAATTCCATACTGTTGTTTTTATCTTTGATAGAATACTTACCATCATCAAAAGTCAAAGAGACACCTTTGAAGTCTGATAGGAAAACTTCCATACCCATCTTCTGGGCTTGTTTCTCAAACTTCTTTGCAGTAATTGATTTATCACCATGTTCAACTGTAAGGATTATTACCTTATAGTTTTCAATCTGTTCTTCTTCTGTGATAAAATCTGTAAACGAGCGTGCCAACTATACTTCTCTTTTCTTACCAATATTATATTTTGTTTCTAGAATCCATTCATTCTTTTCTTTGAAGGCAATCACTTTAATTTGTGATAGTGGTGCCTTTGGTTCTGCATTGCCAACAATCTCTACTAACCCCCAATCACCCAATAGTGCGGCAATGGAGTTTCTACGAGATATGTCGTTTTCGTTTAGGTTTGTGTCCTTGCCATCAAGTGCAAAGAGTTCCTTGAAATGGACAATGTAGTACTTGCCTTGTTTATGTAGGATATGACAAGACTGATATAGTTTTCTCTCTTTACGAGAGGCGACACCAATCCTTGATAGTGTCTCACGAACCTTTAAGAAGTCATCAGGTTCTTTAAGTTTAATTTCGAGCATCGCTTCTGGATGCCATTCAGTTTCATTCATTTTCTTCCACCTTTATTCAAACTATTTTTAATAGTGGTTATCTGGTCATCATTTAGTATTGATAGAGCCTGTTTTGCCTTCTCATTAC